GTGCGCTAATCAATCTCGGAGATTTTTTGCATGCAAATACGTCAGAAAATAAGACGGGAAAAGGGACCGCCGTCGATGTTGATGGAAGATTAGGCCGGGTCATTCGTATTGTCGGGAACCTATTCAAAGTCCTAATCACTCGGATGTTGGAGACGCACAAGGAAGTGTGGCTGATTAACGTAAGGGGTAACCATGATCCCGATGCAAGCCTCTGGCTAAACGAAATGATGCGCCTATACTTCCATGATGAACCACGGGTGAAAGTGTTCGACAATTTCTCCAAGTGGATACATTTTGAATGGGGCAAGACTCTTGTGGTTATGCACCACGGGGACCGGGTAAAGACTCAGGCGCTTTATGAGGCTGTGACGCGAGACTACGCGGAGGAATGGGGCCGGACGACTAACCGATACTTATATCACGGGCATATCCACCACCGGACTGTGACGGAGAAGGGCGGCTTGCACCTCGAATCGTTTGGCGTGTTATGTCCACCGGATGCGTACCATTCAGCATCGGGCTATGGGTCTGCAAGGTCCATGTCGTGCGTTATACTTGATAAGAACTATGGCGAGCACAGTCGATTCAAAGTTGGCATTGATGAGGTTAAGGCATGATCCCAATTATTAGCTGTCCGTTACCGGGCGGAGGTCAAGCACTTATCAAGACGCAGGATATTGGCGGCGCAACCAGCACCAAGAACCCGAAAGAGTGCGACGTTTATGTGCTAAATTGGGCGGTTACCGGGATCACAGTCGATTTAAGTTTGGATGACTTCGCGGAGATATGGGTCTCTGCTTTATTTGATGAGGGATCAAATGACATTGAAATCATATTTACCCCAGATGAATTGCACTGAATGCTTCAAGATCATGGTGCCGCAGTTCAGGAAAGAGTATCCCCATAAGCTGGAAGGCTGGTCATGTGACTGCGGGAACAGCGAGAAGGCAATACTTCGAGAGCGTCAATACACGAGGGCCGATGATGGCAGTCAAGAGAGATCAAGCGGACATTTGGTTTAGCAAAGCAGTAAGGCTACGCGATGGGAAGTGTATGCACTGCCACAAGACTGATCGGCTCGAATGCTCACATATCTATGGCAGGGCCAACAAGCGAGTACGCTGGGCCATGTCAAATTGTATAGCCCTCTGCCACGCTTGCCACAGATACATGACGTCCAATCCCGTGGCGCACTTCGACTTTCTGAATGACCTGCTTGGCGAGGAACACATGGATAAGTTGCGGATGGATCGCAATGAGATATACAAGACTAATAAACTATTGAGGAAGGATATCGCGGCGCATTACCGCGATGAGGTCAGGCGTAAGGAACTTGATCCTGATTACGAGATTCAGAGCTGGAACTAACATAGTCCAGATAATACTGCCTAAGAATGAAACGATCCCGGAGCTTAGTCAGGGCGCTCTTTTCTAACTGAGCCACCCTACTCCGGGTGATACCTAGCTCATCGGCAATCTCTTGATGGGTCATTAGGTAATCGTCATTAATTGCTCTTGTCATTATTTCCCCTAAAAGAAAAGGCCGCTTATGCGACCTTTCTGTTGCTTCGCTTGAGGATGTGAACGCGATGCTGATACTGCGGCATTTCGCACTCAGGGCAGTAGCCCGGATTCAAGATGATCGGGTCTACGTAGACGTACAGATCGCCGTCATCGTTCATATACACAGCGTGGTTAATGCCATCAGACATAACCTTGTTATCAACCCACTTTTCGCCAGTAGTGTTAAAGTTCATTTCCTTTCTCCCTTGGTAAAGACCGCTTATGCGGCCTTGACTTGATCTAAGGCTTTCTTTGCGGCGTTCATTGCCTCGTCAAAAGTCACTTCCTTTACGATTGTTTTTAGCACCTTCCACTTATCCCCAGCCATAACTGTATAAGTGCCAGTGCCGCCTGTTGCTGTTGAAACTTCGAAAATTTGCATTTCAAAACCCATTTCCTTTCTCCCTTGGTTAGTGGCTGTGTCCCCAGCCGATGAACAGAGTAAACCATACCTAAAAATACAATGTCAAACACTTTTTGTTTGTTTTTTAAAATTAATTTAATGAGCGGACACAAAGACCCCATGTATGTCCGTGACAAAACACAAAAATAGTTGCAAACAGACAAATTGTGTTATACTAATCGAATGTGTACTACAGTGAAGCGAGCCATGTTCTGCACTCGTAACGGCTATAAGAACATTGAGAACCTCGATCAGGTCTGCGTACTTGTCGGGCGTTTGAAAGGACTTACGGAGTCCGAGTATCTCGATCTGTGTGCTATCAACAAGCTAGAGAATGCACGAGCGTTAGAGATGGCGAAACATTACCCCAGTCACTAGGCATGGGGATATAACAGGCCGAAAAGGTCACGGGGCTTCTTGCCCCTCAAAAAAAGGGATGGGTCATGTACGAACAAGAAATGTTTAACAGGAATCCGGGCTTAGTAATTGGCGCGGTTATCTTATTTATCACTGTGTTGGGCATCGTAGGTAATGCCGACATGGAAGAAGAGATTAGCCAATACGAGTTTTATTGTGAGAACGTCGCCATGTGGATTGATTCCAATGGTGAGAACGGGCATCCAAACTTTCGAGGTGTAGATTGTGAAAGTTCTTGATCTATTCGCTGGGATCGGTGGCTTTACCATCGGTCTTGAGCGAGCAGGATTCGAGACAGCGGCTTTCTGTGAGATAGATCCTTATGCTCAGAAAGTCTTGCGCAAGAATTGGCCCGGAGTACCGATCTATGACGATGTACGAACAATCACAGCAGAGCGACTGGCTTCAGACGGAATTGGAGTCGATGTCATTACCGGAGGTTTCCCCTGCCAAGACATTTCAGTCTCAGGAAACCAAGCAGGAATACGAGACGGAACACGGAGTGGCTTATGGTCAGAGTGCGCCCGTCTTATTGGGGAGCTTCAGCCCCGATACGCCATCTTTGAAAACGTCACAAACTTGCTTAATGGAGAACGGGGAGCTTGGTTTAAGCGAGTACTTTGGGACATTTCCGCGCTCGGGTATGATGCGGAGTGGCACTGTATACCAGCTTCCGAACTTGGCGCGCACCATCACAGAGATCGGATCTGGATTATTGCCTACCCCAGTGGCGTCGGACATGGGCAGTGCATCGCAGAAACGAATCAATCAAACGGGGCATCCGAAGGCGGCGTTAAGGGAAGCGATATTCTGGCCTACGCCGAACGCAAGCCAAGGCGGGACAACGGGAAACTGGAAGCCGGTGAGAGACAGTGGTCACACAGTACAACTGAGTCTCGCCCAATCTGTCAGAAACTTACGAATACAGCAGGGCAAGCCTTTTGGTGGACTGAACCCGACGTGGGTCGAGTGGCTAATGGGATTCCCTCTAGGTCACACAGACTTAAATGCTTAGGCAATGCAGTAGTGCCGCCAATACCAGAGCTGATAGGAAGGGCGATAAATGAAGCTAACGTATAAGGACGTGCAGGAAGCATCAAAGCTGAATAACAGTGGCGTTACGTTCGACAGCCTAGCCACTATCTTTGATGTAAGCCCAACAACTATTCGCCGATATATTCGGGCGTTTGAGCGTTACGGGAAATCATTCTGGGGACCCTATCCAACTGAGGTCAACGATGCCTGATCAACGTGGTAAACTAGACAAGGAAACGCGGGACAGACACTTCCCCGAGTGGAATGGCGGGAAAGGATCAAGAGCGCGTAAATCAACACAGGCAAGCCGGAAGGCATACGCTGATAACTGGGATAGGATATTCGGTGGCAAAGACAAAGGCACAGCTTAATAGACAGATGCGACAAGAGGGGTGGAGAGACTTCCTTGCCCAGCAGAAGCTAATTGAGCAAGTCATTGAAATTTCTAATAAATTGATTGAGCCAGAGGAAGAATATGACGCTCTGGACATTCAACGTATGCGTACAGCGGCAGAGCTGAATCTAAAGCTGACATCAAAGTTCCTGCCAGACCTCAAATCGACCGAGCTAACCGGCCCAGAAGGTGGTGATTTAGTCATTCAGGTTCAACGTAAGCGCTTCGATGGCGAAGATTGAATATATAACCAAGCCACCCGGTAAAGTTCTCGAAGAGTTCGCCGATTGTAGGGCGCGCAACTCATTCATCATGGGGCCACTCGGCTCCGGCAAGACAGTCCAAGTCATCCTTAAAATGCTAGAGCTGATGTGCGAACAAGCACCAGTCACTCGGGAGACGCATCCCAACTACGGCGTAAGGCTCAGTCGGATCATCGCGGCACGTAATACTTACAGCGAACTATTCTCCACGACTATCAAAGACTGGCTCGAGGTGCATGGGGATCTAGGTGAGTTCAAGCAGGGCAACAAGGAACCGCCAACGCATAAGATCCAGTTCAAGTTAGAGGATGGCACGACCGTACGCAGTGAAGTCATCTTCATCGCCTTTGATCGCCCTGATCACGTCAAGAAGGCACGGGGTATCCAGACCACATGGGTATGGCTAAACGAGGCCAAGGAGCATTCCAAGAGCGTTGTGGACATGCTCGACCTTAGATGTGGCCGTTACCCGTCAATGAAGGAAGGTGTACGACCAACACACTACGGAATGATAGGGGATTCAAATGCTCCGGACGAAGATCACTGGTATTACCGACTTGCTGAAGAAGAAAGGCCAGAAGATTGGAAGTTTCATCGTCAACCCGGTGGAGTCTATCGGGAGGGAGATGGTTGGTATCTCAATACCAAAGCGGAGAACCTCCACAACCTTCCAGAAGACTACTATCGGCGAGGGCTACAGGGCAAAAGCGATGACTGGATTAAGGTCAACTTGGCTAACGAGTATGGCTTCGTCTCAAGCGGTAAGCCGGTACATCCTCTATACACTGACTCTATCCATTGCTTGCCTGATCTTTACATTCCTAATAACGATACACCTGTCGTATTGGGTTTTGATTTCGGTCGGACACCAGCTTGTGCGTTTCTACAACGTGATGCGCTCGGTCGCTGGATTTGCTTCGACGAATTCTGCCTAACCGACAGCGGAGCTGTAGACTTTGCTCCGAGCCTAAAGCGATACATCGACGCTAACTATCCTCACATCAGGTTCCGTGGCTGGGGCGATCCCTCGGGCGACAACAAGAACCAAGCGAATGCCGACACACCATTCAAGATCATGCGAGCGGCTGGGATACCCTGTACGCCAACGCTGTCCAACGACCCTGCTTTACGACGTGCGGCGCTTGAACTGCCGATGAAAGAGTTGTGCATGGATGGCAAGCCACGATTCCTAATCAGCCCGAAGGCGAAGATGATTCGCAAGGGATTACAAGGCGGGTTCTGCTATCGACGTATTCAGGTATCAGGTGAGAAGTACACCGATGAGCCTGACAAGAACGAATACAGTCACCCGGTCGAGGCGCTTGAGTACGCATTGCAGGGCGAAGGTGAAGGCAGACAGGCGCTGTCTAGCGGTCAAGTGAGGCGTCCGATACGTAAAGCGGAGATGTCATTCAGTGTCTTCTGATTGCTATGTCGTGTTTACGAATGACGACCATCATTGGTGGAGTCCGATACTACATCCGACGATCAGACATTGTTACGTGATCAAGCCCGAGAATGGTAAATGGATTGTGTTTGGCAAGACGACAAAGGGCGTGGAGATATACACAACGGATGATGTGACCCATGTTGTCGAAAATGATATCATCGTGAAGGCTGTAATTAGAGAACCCCGGCGCTGGCTGTTCATGTTGAATACTTGCGTTGGTTACACAAAGCAAATGCTGGGGATCAGTAACCCATTTATTCTGACCCCGCATCAACTGTATAGGTATTTGCAAAATGAAATCACCGAAAGCACCTAAGCCCACAGCACAGCAAATCGCTGT